CCAAACGCAGAATCAATCGGGTCAGCCATTGGGTCACGCTGTTTGAACTGTGATTCCTGTAATGTGTCTGCTGCTTGCAAGTCACGAGGAACTGCATAACCCGTTGGTTGGTAAACCTTGACACCCATGTCGTTTTTAAGATAAGTGTTAAGAACAAATGGGTGTCGGCGTTCACGAGTCTTAGGTGGTGGGGCGGCCTGAAAGGAAGAGTAGAACTGACCAGCCCTACTTACATACAAACTAGGACTAAATGCACCCGTAGGGCTTAGTCCGTATGTTTGGGCAATGCCTGCCCTTAAGTCATCGGTTGAAGTTAGAGCAGGTGAATCAAAACCAAGTGGTTCTGCACCTATTGCACCAGCGTCAACACTTGGGTCGCCGCCGACATCTGACATGATTAGTCGTTAACAACCGTCACGTTTGGTCGGTTCATGTGTCCGCCTGAGTTGTATGAGTACTCAAACTTAGGCATGTCATCGCCTGCCATTGCACCTTCAACAAACTCTGAAAGAACTGCTGGGGCTTCAACCCATGATGCTGAACCAACATGAGCACGTTCACGCATGGTGTCTGCTGCATGCTTATAGAACATCTCTGGGTTGTTCTGGTTCATTCGCATTGGCGATGGTGCGGTGTCTTCGTATGCTCCACGACCAAAGTCGTTTGGAACGTCAGTGTCGGTTGCGACACCTTCTTCAAAGCGAAGAGGTCCCTTGTTGCCTGGGATGCTTGGAGCCATGTTTCGCTCAAAAACGGTAAGGTCACGTTCTGGGAACATTGGCGCTGGTGCTACTGTCATGTGTTACTCCTTGGAAAATAAGGTTTCCACAAGAATACCACTAATTGAAAAAGGGGTTCTCGCCAACTTGGATAGTAGGCATTGCGTCATACACAGTCATTGCACAGGCAAGAGCCAATGAGTCTGGGTAGTCGTCAAACGCACCCTTCTCATTTGGGGCTTCAGCCAGCATGTATGGACCACGGTAAACCTTTTCTAGGTCATTCATTTGTTGATTAAAGCGTTTCCATGAACGGGTACGGCGAGCCTTAGAGTGTCCAGGGATTACTAACTGCTCACGTTGAATCAATTCCGTCAGGTGTACCCATCGTTCGTTTTGGTTTTTAGCATCAGAAGTCATAGCAATAACTTCTATATTTGGCAACAAAATCTTAAGGCGTTCCGCTACAGCACCACCAACACCTTGTGAGTCCACGCCAATACGAAGCACATCATAGTTACGCAAGAAGTCAATAATTTGAAAGTATTGTTGTTCCCACTCTTGGTCGTTAATTTCCAACCAGTTGAGAATACGGTGTTCGTAGAATCCGAACGGGTCTGGATGGTCCCAGTCAACCCAGCAAACAGTTACTACCGTGGAGTCATTGGAACGAGCAACGTCAATACCAACCACCACAGGGGTTCTCCACCATTGTTTGACCAATGGCATAGACGGGTCATAAAGTCTTTCCATTCGCTCTTCAGTAACGAACATTCCCTTTTCCAACATCCATCGGTTGCAATATGACATCTGGAATTCGTCAGAGTCTTCTCCGATGCGTAGTTTTTCTTTAGCGATAAACTTTGCGTAGTTGTTATTGTATTTTGATGCGACCTTGTGGTCGTACTCAAAATGGCAATCTCGTATCACTTTTCTACTTTGATTAACACGCCGTTTGTTGTATTGAATCATCTTGTAGAAGTAAGACTTATTACGGGAAGCCGTTCCAGTGAGCATGATGCTTCCGTTGTTAAACGCCAACATCGGTTTGATTGACTTGGTAATCATAAACTCATCGGCTTCCTGAGCCTCGTCAATAAGTACAAAGTGGTAGGTTTTTGATTCAATCTTTGCTTTTGGGTTACAAGTCTGCATTCGGCAGATAGAACCAGAGCGCTTCATGGTAATGATTTTTCCTTTACCACGAGTACCGCCAGAGGTTGCCTTGTCGTCAAGTTCTGGGTCAAGGAGGAAACCAAGGGCGTGGTCGCTAGTTAAACGACTTACAATACGACTGAACACGGTGTCTGCTTGGTCTTCAGTTGGCGCAAATACTCCCACCCAAAAACCTTTCTCAAACTTAGACAGCCAGGTTGGGTAGATGTTTGAAAGTTTTGGAAGAATGACCATCATTGATGCAAGTACGTTGGAAAGAACTTCTGACTTACCAGACTGACGAGTTGCAATAAGGGTTAGTTCTTCACCGTCACCCAAAACAATGGACTCAATAATTCTGTACGCAATAGGAATCTGGTACGGAAACAATTCAACATCGCAAAACTGCTCAGTAAAAAGAACCAGTTTCGTAACTAACTGGTCAACAAATTCAGCCGAGGTTTCGTCAAGTTCTTCAACAATCTCTTCGGCTAGTAACTCTTGTTCTTGGTCCAATAGGGAATCCGACATACCCTACAAGCCTACCCTAATTTAGAAAAGTGATAACTGGTCTGGATTATTCGGGGCGTACATACGGCGGTTAGCCTCTACCTCATCCACCATCTTTTCTATCTGAAGTAGGAAATCGTGCATATCTTCCGTGTCCGCAACCAGTCGGTAGTCAATTCGTTTTAGCAACCCGTTGTGTGGGAACGCTTGAACACGAACTGCTAGGTCATTTGCCAGCCCAATAGTTCTGTCCATCTTAAGTTCTTCTGGTGCTCTCATTGTTTTCTCTTTTCTATCTCTGACCAAATAACTTGTAAGGCTTCTACGCAATCGCTTACTTCACTTGCTGGGGCATCTTTAAATCTCCACGCATCAAAAGAAGCGCCCAATGCCATGATTGAATTATCCATCCAACCGTACAGAGAAGAGTTATCTAACTTAGCGGCTCGTTGCTGTGCCTTGCTTGGTGGAAGTTTATCATGTGAATTACTTTCCTTTTTAAATATCCCTAATGCCACTGTTTAATCTCCTCTATTGTTGTGTCCATCTCACGACCACCTAAAGCAAATAGTAGTCCTTCTTTTTCACTCTTGATTTCGTTACGCTTACATAGACCAAACTGAAACAGGTATTTACCAAACCGTAATTGAGGTCCTTTACCTTTACGCCAATACCCACCAAGTTCTTGACATGTACCCATTGCGATACGTGGGATATTAGGTGTACCAGTATCACGAGCAATCCAATAGACAAACCAAATTCCACGAACTTTATTCATGGGGGTAGATACTAGTCGTTATCGCCAATCAAGTGGGAGTTGGTATTGCGTGGTGTCTTGCTGTTCAATATCAGGGAAGCCTTGGTCTGCTTGCTGTTGGCTAAATGCTCCGTACTGCAACTTCCTACCCAATGGCGTTGCTGGTGGTCTGTTGAAATGGTCTGGGTCAAAATCAACATAACCACCACTCATACCACCAGTATTAAATGTTTTACCTTTTGAAAGAGCCTCATAGAAGCGCTTGGCTTGGTAAACAGGGACATTGTTAAATACGTATTTAGTTGGGTTTTTTCTACCCTTCTTTCCACGGAAGTCCATGTAGATGTCACCAACCATAGTTTCTGGGTTAAAGAAATACTGGACAAAAGTAAAGCGAGTGCTGTCTTGTCCGTTTGTTCTTTCACCTAACATGTCTGGCGTTGCGTTGTCCACGCCACCCGTACTAGCAACCCAGGGGTCAAAGCATTCTTCCTCGTTAAACAAGGCTTGCTTTGTTTGCTCGTCAGAAAGGGCAAACGCCTGCAAGGAGTCCTTGATTCTTGCCCTACCTGCGTTTCCTAAACCTCGTGCTCTAGCCATGCACCAATTATAGTTTGTTATTAAATCTTAGGCAGAGTTGCCATTCAGCCTTACCCACAACAGGCCAAGTTAAGTCTGTAATGTGGTTATCTTTCCAAGAGTTCCCATTAGGGATTAGGTTAAACACATTCTCAATGTCAGGAAATTCCATACCCTTAAGCAAGTCTTCTATGCGTTTCTCGTGGGCGTTCCAGTGGTGTGTAGCCCCATCCCACCATTCAACATCTTGGAGATGCTCTGGGGCAACTTCGGCGTGTTCCATCACAGACTCAACTAACCACCAAGGCATAGAACCTGCATGCCAGAGTTTGATGGTCTTATAAACGTCTGGGCAAATGATGAGCATTGGTGCTCCAGGCTTACCTACACGGGACATTTCTGTTAGGAATGCAGGGACATCTCCCCAATGAATGTGCTCAAGAACATGACTCATAAACACTGCATCAAAAGTGTTGTCTTCAAATGGGTATGGTTTACCAGGTTCTACACGGACATCAGGTTTTGTCTCTTCGTTTTCCCAAACGTCTGTGTTTACCCAACCTTGTGCATAGTGCGTACCGCATCCTGCGTTAAGAAGTTTCATGAGACAGGACCACCTTCTAATGGGAAGTACCAACCACCACCGTGACGTTGTGCTGTTGGCATATCTTGACGATGGTTGATTCCTGAGTAATGAGCAATCAAAGATTTGCGTGGCATATTAGGAACATTTGGTTCTGACCCACGATGTAGCAAACGACCATGCCAGAACAACACATCACCACGCTCTGGAAGATATGTGATTACTTCAGCGTTACGTTTCTCAATCTCTGCCTCAAACAATGGGGTAAGTAACCGTTCACTGTGTTTGGGCCATGTGTGGTCACGCTCAGATGGTTCTAGTGCATTAAGAATCTTTTCACGAGTAACCGTAGGCCATCTGTGTGAACCACGAACAAATTGAAAAGGACCAGAATCTGGGTGAATGGTTTCAAGCGCAATCCAAATTGCAGCGTAGTAATCACCAACATGGTCTGGGTTTAAATATGAATCTTGATGCCAATTACGGCGAGTAGTAATCCACCCAGTTAGGTTTAAGTGAAGTCCAGCAGGTTCACCGATGAGGTCTTGCATGGTGTTACTGATACCACTATAAGTAAGAATTTCCATCACTTCTGGATGTCTGCGGTATGGTGTGCAGTCAGGCCAACCACCAGGTCTTTCAGCGTTGTTTTCCATCCAACACTGTTCGTAGTTAACCATCAATTCTTCTGGAACTAAGTTCTTCTTAATAACAAATCCGTCTGCGTTCCAATCCATTGGTCCAATGGGAGGAGCAGGTATCGTCAAGTCATCTAAAGTGGTCATAATGCTGCGATTTTCTCCATTACTTCGTTCCAATCAGAGCCACGTTTTTTCATTGAAAACTGCTCTCTAACTATCTCGTAGTTTACCATTGCGTCATCTCTACGCATTTGTGGGTCAAGTAGTTCCTTTAGATGGTACTTCCACTCTTCTGGAGTCTTGGCAACACGCCCAACTCCAGCGTCTGCAAGGTACTGGTATTCAGGTGAGTACGAGGCGATAAAAGGAACACCTGCGGCAGCATACTCAAGACCTTTAATAAACGACTTGGCATGATTAAATTGGACATTGTTTAAAGGCACTAACCCAACATCTATAGGTGGAAACAACTTTGGGTAATCAAGAATTGGAGCCATAGGCATAACAGTTGATTTCTGTCGGTGATACCCAAGTTGTTCATAAGCAAAAGGAGATTCAGGGTTATGCCCAGAGTGGTGGAAAGTTAAGTTGTGTTGTTTTAAAAACTTAGGCACGTGGGGGTTAAGGCTTTCTAAGTCACTAGACCTCCAAGGTGTAGCCCCAACCCACCCAACAACTGGTGAGCGTCTTGCTCTATCTTTACGCATCTTCCAACGGTCAACATCTATACCGTTGCGTACTAGAAACACGTTCTTTCTTTTCTTAGAGTAAAACTCATATAAAAATGGAGTAGATGTAATCACTGCATCTGCTTCATCAATCATGTGAAAGTAATGGTCACGATTATTATCTGGATGTAGTTTTGGGTCAGTAGCCGCATACGCACGATTAGTTGGTTCAAGACCTTCAAAGAAGTCGTCAATATCTACAACAATTTTTTGACCTTTTTTCTTTGCTTCTTTTACCATGTCAGTAATTTCTTTACGCATTACTAACTTGAAAACAAGAATTTCCCAACCGTGAACGGCCTTATCGTTAGCGACAATTAATCCGTAACCAAAGTCTTCGTGCCAACGTGGGAATCCCATTCCAACACGCCACTCAAACTTCTCCAACTCTTTCATTGGGAGAAAACAGCGATACCACGCACAACCGTTTGGTTGTAGTGGCTTTGTTCCGTGCGCCCAATCGTATGTCAAAAAACCAATCGTTTTGTTACCCATGAACCTCTACTCTTCGTCTGTGTCACTACCCTTTCCAGCAACAGCAATGAAGTGTACAACAAGCCCAGCCACAGTAATCCACACACCCCAAGTTAGGGTTTTCCCAGACAGGGTAATAAGGACCATTCCTGTGCCTGCCAAAGTCCAAACAAGACCATGTACTTCTTCCCAAAGTTTCTTCACAATTCTCCTTAGTAGGGGTCGTTTTGCCTATTTACGCTTGTCTACGGGCCTCCTAGGAGGCTCTGAGAGGATTGTGGAGTTATCGTCTACGACTAGAAACTACTGGTGCAGGCAGTATAAATGATACCGTAGTGGCGGCTACCACGACACGGCGAGCACCCACGGAAATCGTTGAATCCGTAGGTACATAGTTATCAAAGCCTCCCTCAAAGACGTTAATCTCTTCTTCAAAGGCTTCTCGTACTTCTGTTGGCGCATCTTGTACAGCCTCAACAATGGCTTCTGCTTGTTCTCCTGTAAGTTCGCCAGTATCAATTGTGGCAAAAATCTCAGTTGCTTGGTTAGCAGTTACGTTTTCCAAGACTGCGGCGCTAGTGGCAAGTTCAGTTGCTTGGTCGCTAGAGATTTCTGTAGCCAAAATGGTGTCCACAACTTCTTGAACTTGTTCTTGGGTAATGCTGTCTGACTCCAAGATATCTAATACTTCGTCTAAAACCTCTGCCGTAATCTCAGTAAGGGTGTCCAAATTTTCTACCACAGCATCAACAATGGCTTGAACCTGTTCTTCTGTGATGTTGTCGGAGTTAAGGGCATCTACAACCTCTGACAAAACTTCTGGGGTAATTTCTGTAATGTCAGTTAACTCCTCAATTACAGCAATTACTTCTTCTTCAGTAACAATAACAATCTCTTCAGGGGTAGTTGTAGTTGTGGTTTCTTCTACTGTAGTATCAGGATATGTTTCAGTTGTTGTGGTTTCTGGCTCAGTCATTTCTGGCTCTGGCTCAGTTGTCGTGGTTGTTTCTTCTACAGGCATCTCTTCTATATAAGGTTCCTCTACTACTGTTGTTGTGGTTCCTGTTGGTACTTCCACGACAGTTTGAGGCACGGAGGTGGTCGTAGATGAAGTTGTTGTGGTGGTGCTTGTTGTATTCTCCACTAACGTGGTACTTGTTTCTGGCACTGTTGTGGAAGTCGTTGAAGTCGTGGAAGAGGTCGTAGATGTTGACGTTTCTGGCGGTAGTGTCGTGGTCGTTGTTGATTCTGGCAATGTTGTTTGGGGTACGGAAGAAGTAGTCGTAGTCTGAGGCTCAGTTGTCGTTGTAGAAGGTGCATTTGATGGGGCAATATTCACATCAATGACATAAGAAGTCCCGTACCAACGGTTGGGGTCACCGCAACAAACACCAGTTCTTAAGCGGTATGTTCCAGGACTGAGGTTCATTGACATATATGAATCAAGCCCAAACCAGTCATCGTTTGCAATTAAAATCATGTTGTTTGAGTCGTACAACCACAGCATGGAGTCAATGCCGTATTGTTGGGCATAAGTACGCACCGTGAATAACCAACTGGAGACAGCCAAGCCAGAAGCGCTACGGGGAAGTAAAACCAAAATCCTTTGCGTAGTTTAGGCACGGCCCATTATAGCCGTTACCACTTACCTAGGGGGCAAGTCGCTTGAAGCAACTTTGTTTTAGCAGTCATCATGCATCCGCATTGTTTGCATTGTTTAGTTAACCTAAGTAATTCTGGGCAACTATTACAAATACTCATTCGTGTTTCTGCAACATCATCTGATGCACGTTCAGCATTTGGGTTTAACATATCCCAAGGTCGTGTGGTTCCTAACCGTTCTTTGTATTCCTGCCAAGCATTCATTGCGGTGCTTTAAACTCCCCGTTTTCATATGTCCAACCATACATATTTGTTCCCTTTAGTTCGTCTGG